AACCCTCTACTTCAATGGGAAGTGCCATGTATGGCTGGCCAGCCCAAATCAAATCACCGTTATTGTTAAGGCTTGTGCCCGCATGGAAGTAATACGTTTCAGCAACGCCATGCTGCGGCACATTAAGCTCAAGCTGGAATAGCTCAATCAGTGCGCCGGGCGCAACACCCTGCAACGCACTGACTAGATCATCTTCACCGACTGCATAACCAGCAATCCAATAGCCAGTTACAGCGTAGTTCATTGATTATGCAGTGACAGCTTTGATAACAGCAAAGCCGATCACGATAGCTTCAGACAATGAACCAGCCGTTACGTTGCGCACATTGATGGAAGCTGATCCGGCTGCTGCTTGAGCGTTCAGCAAGTACGCGCCAGCCGTGCCACCGCTGACGTGATTAAGCACCAGCAGGTCAGTCGCTGCGATCGTGCTGTTGGTCAGCGTAAAGGTCACCGTAGTAGCCGCCGCCAGTGATGCAGCGTTCATTGTGATCTGGCCGCACTTCTTGTTAAGCGTGACGGCAGTCGCCTTGCTGGTTGCCTGCGTTACCGTACCGCCTTCACCAGTGATGTAACCAGCCTTGTCCGTGTTGAGGTTGGTGAAGTTAGCATCCACCTCAACGTGCGTGAGCGGGCTGCCTTTACCGGACCGGGTGACGATGGTGCTCATGAGATCAGCGTTTGAATGTTGTTTGGATTGTAGCGCAACCTAGGCTTTGAATAATCATGGCTCAAAGACCTCTTCAAATGTAGCAGTGATGTTGTTAAAATTACAGCTTACTTGGCTGGTGTTCCATCGTTCGCAAATCCATTTGCCGACGTAGCTATTGGGGTCTGTCCAGTCAAAGGATTCAGCAGCACCTTGCGTACGCAAGAATGTCAAGATGTTATTGCGTTCAGTATCAGTACGATTCAAGAATTGCAAAGACCATTTCTTTGGTTGTGTGTTCAGACCATAAGAAAGGCGTTGCTCGTATCCATCGCCAAACTTAACACGTTTGATAATTGGCTGCTCTTCTAGGTCAGCCGTGAAACTAGGAGTGAAAGTGAAGGTTGCCATTAGCGTCGGGCACCAGCCAAGAGACCACCTGGTCGTTGTTGCTTCACCAATTCTGCCTGAACCGCAGCCGAAACGGCAACCCCTAACTGCTTCGCCTGCGCTTGATCGCCCTGCACGCTGGCATTACCGGAGGCATCTACGTTGACCGTTACGTTGGTGCTGCCGCCGCCGCCGCCAGCTACGCCCAGCCTCCCGTCAGCGCCGCGCTTGAGGGGCATGATCGCCTCGGGGCCGGCTTCACCCATGAGACCGATGCCCTTGGCAAACGGGAACAGGGTTGGCCGATCAACGATGCCGCCCATTGCGTAAGGCACAATGCCGTTCTGGGCGAAGACGTTGCCGTTGGCATTCAGGCTAAATGCTGGAGTCTGGAATCCAGCACCAAAAGCAGCGCCGCCCAAATTGGAGTTTCCGGTAAAGCCAAACTGACTGCCAAACATACCAGGTAGGAATTTCTGCGCTAATCCAATGATCTGCATCTCGATGTATTTGGCGATCATCTGGCTGGCCATGTCTAGAAAATGATTGGCAATGCTCTTGAAGAAACCAGCCATTGCTTCTTGCGCTGACATTGATCCGTCAATCAACCCTTTGAATGATGTGGAGAACGACTCCCCAATTGCCTGCGCGCCAGCCATCACCTGCTTGATAGGATTCTGCAAATCCTCCAAGCTTTTCTTGAGCTCCTCCATCTTGGTGCCTAGCTCACCACCAGTCAGGCCGGGCATCAGGTCCACGTCGGTGCGAAAGGTGCTGGTGTCGGCGGGGGTGTTGAAGGCGTTGCCCATTCGACGCTGTAGTTCCTTATCCAGCGCGCCGGCCAAACCAACTTGAGTGTAAAGCTCACGCGTCTGGTCTTGCATCAGCTTTTGAATTTTGGCGTTGTAATCTTCGCGATCAGCCACAATTGCTAAGCGTTGAGCTTCAACGTAAACCTCCCTAGCCTGGTCGCTTAGTGCACCCTTCTGCAGTGCAAGGTATTTAATTCGCCGATCAACTTGAGTTTTGTCATATTCGGCTTGGATCTTTTCTAGCTCGTTTGCAGCGGCTGAAATCTCAAGGCGAGCGTTCTCAGTGGCAAGCAGCTTATCGGCATCAGCCAGTTGCTTGCGACGATTATTAGCAAGCTGTGCTGCTTTGTTAGCTGCTCCACCATTACCTTTGCTGCCGCCACCGCCAACTGTGTCGCCACCGCCAACTGTGTCGCCAACCTTGACGGCGGATGCGTTGCGGAATTTGTTTGGGTCAAGGCCCAATACGCCTTGAGCATATTTTCCTTTGAGAGCAATCCCTTCCTGCTCAGCAACCATGAAAGGGGCAACAAACAAACTAAGCGCTGCAGAAAACGCATTGCTTGATATGTTTTTGCGCCGTTGAGTGTCTTGCTTCGTCAGATTCTTTAGATTTATTCGTTGTTTGGCCTGCGCTGTAATGACTGTCTGCCTCGTAGCCCCAACAAAGTCTGCTGCTGCACCGCCTCGCTTGTCTCGATCCTGGAGTTGTTTAAGCGTTTGCGCCGCTCCTACCACGTTGGTGACGTAGTTCACCCCAACGGTGATAATCCCGATGGTGAGGAGACGCGACAGGACGGCAAGCAATTTCCCGCCGGCGATAGCTGCTGATGACATCCCCCCGCTGGCCGCTATATAGCCTGGCGCTGAAGCCGCCGCCGCCGCACCTGCTGATACCTGCGCCGTGGTTAGCAGCGCAAACACCCCAACGGCTCCTTGGATCAGGGAAACGACTGGCCCCCATACAATGGCAATGGCGGCACCAGAAATGGCGAAGTTTTTAACAGGATCCGGCAGCTTGTTAAATGCCGTGACTGCAGCCGTGACTGCATCTGTAACCTTGTCCAGCGCCGGCAGCAATGCGATCAGCAGATCAGCCCCGAACGCTCCGACCTTGCCGCTGAGCGCTGTCAGCTTGTCTTTGTACTGATCAGTTTTCTGCGCAAAGGCCGTGGTCATTTTGACCGACATTTTGTCAATCGCATCGCCGCCCATGTTGAGCATGGGAATCATCTCAGCGCCAGCCTTTCCGAATAGCTTGAGCGATAGCGCAGTTTTGGCCACGCCATCCGGCATCGCCTTGAAGCGATTAGCCACCTCAAGCATTACCGAATCAGCGGATTTCATCTGGCCGCTTGAGCCTTTGATGTTAATTCCCAGATCCTTAAAGGCCTTCATTTGTTGCGTGCTTCCACCGGCTGCATCAAGCATCCCTTTGGACAGCTTGACCAAAGCTTTACTCACCGCATCAATATCCGTGCCGCTGGTGGACGCCGCCTTCTTAAACCGCGCCAGGGCCTCGACGCTGATGCCGGTGCTCTGAGCCAGGTTGTACATCTTTTGACCTGCATCCAGCGAACTCTTCGCCATGCCTACCAGGCCTGCCACGCTGAGCAGCGGGGCCAGCGCGCCCAATGCACCAGATAGGCCGCCAGCCGCCCCGGTGAGACCACGCAAGGCGCCGGTGACGCTCTTGGCTGTGCCTTCTACTGAATGCAGCCCGCGGTTCAGCGCGCCAATGTTGTTGGCGCCATCAACCCGGGCTGTGATCTTTAGCAGCGCGTCGAGGTTCATCGCCATGTCAGCTGCTCCGCGAGTTGATCGTGCCCATCGCCGCTGCCTCCATCACCTGCAGGTCCTCCAGGAGCGCACGTTGGTCCTCCACTTCGTACATCATAAACAGCCATGCCACTGCCGCATAGTCCAGCCCGAGCACGCCGCTCATCGTGGTACGCCACTGCGTCTGGCAGCGCAGGAACATGACCATCGCTGGCCAGTTCTCCTCCCACACCTCAAAGTCATCGCTGCATTCTTGCTCTGGCAGCACCAGGCCAAGCACTGCTGCATCAGCTTGCGTCTCATCCTTGACGCCGCCGCCGGCCCAATGCTCGGCGGCCTCTGTCAGTTTTTTCTCTTGGCTCCCTGCAAGCTGCTGAAGTAGGCCGTGACAATGGAGGCAGTCACCGTTGGTACGTCGAGCAGCTCAGCCTTGGCTTTTTCCGAAAACGGGATCGGTTCGCCATCAGTATCATTCACACCAGCCCAGCCCACCAGGATCTCGTCAGCAATCTCTTGGTCGGTGATCATGCCATCGGTTTCCAAGTCTCGCTGGATGGCGGAGAGACGCTTTTGAACGGCGTCTTGGATCTCGATGATCCGACTCTGGGCTAGCCGCTTCAGTTCTGCGTCAAAGGTTTCCTTTTGATGCCGGCCGCCATCGGTAGGAATCTCGATTGCGACCGGCCAAAGGTAGCTGTCGGACTGCTTCAGAACAAACGCCATACAGGAACTCAGTGGTTTAGGTGAAGGCTAGGCTGACCTCGTTGTTGCCAGCGCTGGTCGGCACTGCAATATAGGGGATGTTGAGCATCTGGATGCCGTCCTGGTCGGCGTAGGTCGGGCCGCCTAGATCCGCTTGAGCTGCTGTAAAGGTCAAAATGTTGCCAGCGGTCTGACCATGCTGGAACGTCAAGTTGCCAGTGGCGGTAGCAATCGCAGCTGCAAAGTAATCCTTTGAAGCAAGCAAAGGTGCCTCGATCATGACCGTGCCATTGGGGGCGCGGTTAGTCAGCAGGATTTCTTTGGAGCAACCGACCAGCTCGCGGTAGACAATTTCATTGGCAATATCAAAGCTAAACGACTGCAGGCAACCGGCATAGCTAAACAACTGGAAGGCACTTGTGTTGGTTTCTTTGAAGATGACAGGAGTGGCTTGGTTGCTGTAGGTCGGTGTTAGCTGCGCTGTGTCAGTAGGCGCGTTGTAGATGCCGGTGAAGGTAAAGGAGATAGTTGGAATCTGACTAACTTCGCCAGAAAGCGTGAACGTGCCGCGAGCGCCGGTGATCTTGTGGAGAATGCCATCGACGTTCATGTACATCGTCACACTTGAGAACGATGAGCTCACAGGCGCATACGTCACCGAGGTGCTGACCACAACGGTCTCAGACAAGCCACAGGCCTTCAGCAGCGGGCCATAGGCCGGAGCGGTGCCAGCGGTGCCGGAGCCGGCCATCTCAACCTCGAAGGTCATGCTCACCCGCGTCTGAGCAAGCAGTTGATCTGATGCACCGAGATAGGGGCGCACTAGATCGCGGCTGACTGTTTCCGCTTCCAGTGGTGTGATTTCAAGATTGCGCACCAAGATCGCATTGGCGCCAGTGGGCGTCGGATCGGTGCCGTAGGTGGATTCAATCTTCGCGACGATCAGGCGTTTGCGAGTCAGGAGTGGCATCGGTCAGGACCTCAGTTCTGGTTGCAGGGGATGGCTCGGTGCGAGAACCCTCGAGGAGCCTGCGCTTGCCGGTTTTAGGATCGGCCAGGTAGGTGCCACCCTGGCCGTGGTATTCGTCTTCCATCGTAGCGGCTCCTTACGTTGTCAAGTTTGCCACACTAGTGCGATAGCGCACCAGATAATCCATTGTGATCACACCAGCAGGCTGGTCTGCTTCCTGCAGGTCAAAGCTCACGTTGATCGGCTGCACGTCGATGGCATAGCCGCCGAGGGTTAGGTCGGCCATGATCTTCGCGTGCGCGCTTTCGATGATCGGATCCGCCACCTGGTCTGGGATAGCACCGCGCACGATGATCGCCACCCGCACCGTCAGGCTCCAGTCCAGCGTCGGCAGCGAGGTGTTCTGATCCGCTGAATCGCTGACCGGCTCGACCACGATCGCGGGGCTCTCGCCGCGGCTGATCGGTTCCACCCGGCTGCGATAGATCCGTGTGCTCACACCCGTGGTGCCCGTCAGCGCAGTACGGACAGCGGCCAGGATGGTCTCGCGCTTCGTCGTCATGTCTTCTGCAATGCGATCTGAACAATTTTGCCATCATCCATCAGCATCGCCTCCCGCACCGTGTAGGCCACACCGTCAACCGTGATCGCATCGTTGCGGATCAGGCTGCCGAAGTCAGACGCCTTTGCGGTCAGTGTGTAGTCAGTGGTCAGCACCATGCCATCACTGATCACCTGGCCAGGCATGTCAAGGATGCCCAAAGCAGTAACGGCGCCAGCTGTGCAGCTGACGCCGAAGTCTGCAAGGAAGATGCTTAGGTCTTCCGTGAACGCCATCAGCTGTACTTCTTGGAGCCCAGGCCGACGATTGCCACAGCGCCGGCGCCAGTGCCGCCTGCAACCGTTACCACTGCCTTAATGAACCGCTTGGTGTCGTCAGCGTTGACCGAGATCTTCTGAACGGATGCGGTGTTGGCGGTGGTGATTGTGAACGCGCCGCCGGTCACATCGGTGTAAGTCCCACCTGATGTGTCAGAAGCGGTCAGCTTGCCGAGGTAGGTGATGCTGGCGCCGCCTGCTTCGGCGCAAAGGATCACGGCGATGTCGCCTTCATAATCCACCAGGTCGATGGCGGTGCTGGCGGTGACAGTAGCTGTCACCACATCATTGGGCAGGAAGTTCAGGACCTCAGTTTTGGTCCCAAGGTTTTGAATGGTCATGGCTTAGTCCTCCGTCTAGGGGGTTGTGGTTTTGATGCAGGCTCAGGCTGGAATGCCTCAACCGTTTCGACTGCCGCCTTGACAGTCTGGATTGCTTTGCCGATGCCGATCAACAGCCTGGCGTCAGACGGGGAGGCCTCGAGCACCTCCCCAATCCGAACTACCTGGCCCGCCAGCATTGTTTGCCGTAGGACCTTGATCAACATGATCAGAGGGTGTCGTTGCCGCGGCTGAACGACTCGGGATGACGGATTGCGATGTCGCAGTCCTGCATCGCCACAACGCGGACGGTGCCGCTGGTGCTGTGGGTGTAGGGGTCCACCATCAGATCCAGGCCGGAGAAGTAGCCGATGATCAGGTCGGCGAAGTTGCCAAACCACAGATCACCAGATGCCACCTGGTTGGACAGCACGCCGGTGTAGCCGTTGACTTCAGTGCCCTCCATGAGGAAGATGCCGGAGCCGGCGTCCTTCTTCGTGGTCTTCAGGTTGCCGCGCATGGCAGCGTTCATCAGATAGACAGGGCTGCCCATCAGTGCGTTGGCGGTTGCCAAGTCGCTCTCCATCGCAACCACCTCGGCGAAGGTAGGAGCATCAGCAGCGAAGTCTTCGGTGCCAACGCCGGTGGTCAGCTTGAGGCCCAGGGGCTCGCTGTTGCTGCCGGTGCCGTAAAGACCAGACAGGTCGATCTTGAGAGCAAGAACGGTGGCCAGGTCGGTGCGGATCATGTTCTCCACGTCGATGCTCGACTGGAGCATCAGGCGGCGGCTGTAGTCAGTGAAAGCAGCAACCGTCTTGGGGGTCAGGCTCACCTGATCAATCGTCTGCTGGCTCTCGCTAGGAGCACCAGATTCAGCCACCCAGTAGGCGGTGCCAGCGCCAGATTGGCGGGGGATGGCGACGTTGCCGGTCAGGCCGGTCAGCACGGTGGCGCCAGCTTGATCCAGTGCCGACGCATTGCGCAGCAGGTCGATGAAGCTGCCAGCATCCAGATCAGTTGCAACCAGGTTGCCACCAGCTGAAGCGGTGCCGACGTTCAGGTCACGGCGCAGCACATCCTGGGGGATGGTGATGCCACGG